CCCCCTGCCATAGCAGCAATCATGTCATCAAAATCAAGAGCAGTAGATCTTGATAAGAATAACATGTTTTCTTCAATAGCACCTTGCTTATCTAAGTTTTTGAGTATTTCATCAAAATCTGCTAAAGCACCTGAACCAGGAGCAGCAGCACCAGCAAAACCAGAATATACATTACCTCTTGCTTCGATAGCAGCGAATAAACCTTCTGTACCTTCAAAACCTGCAGTACTTAAAGCAGTAGCAGCTCCGGCAGTAGTTTTAGCATTTTCACCTTCAACCATCATCATTTCAAGATAATCATCAAATCTTAATCTTGTTTCAGACTCTGATTTTAAGTACCATAAGTATCCAGATGTTCCATCTTCAGTGGCAACTTCAACCCACCCAATTTGAGCAGTATCAGAACCATTGATTTCGTACTTATCTTTGATAATTACAGGTCTGTTATTGAACTGTGTAAAAGCAGGCTCAATAGAACCAACCATTGCATCAGTACCTTTCTTAAATTCAGAACCGTATACAAATAGATTAACATTTTGAGTAGCAGTTAATCCAGCAGGAAGAGCATCAGCTCCATAAATTCTACCTTCAAATTTAGTATCATTAGTAGTTAAAGCAGTAACTAAAACTTTCATTGTTACTAAGCCAGTAGCTTGATCAGATAACAATACAGTTTGACCAACTCTAATAGCGATTTTAGTTTGACTAGTTCCAGTTAAATCTGGCTCAACAGTAACTAAAGCGTTAGTTGTACCACTGTTAGCTATAGTAATGTTAGCCGCTAATCCTTTGTAAGCTACGTGTAATCTATTTTGTTCAGACCAAACAACTTGATCTGATGTCATTGGCATTTCAGCGCCAACCATTCGTAAGAAACCAGCTAATGTTCGGTTTCCGTATCTTTCTACTTCTGCTTCATATAATTCAGGTAGATATTGCTGAGCAAAGTTTCCACCAGCAGCATCAGTAAAAGATAAATAGTTGCTTTGCAGCGTCATTCTTCCTTGTGCAGGAACAATAGAAGCTGGAAAGCTACCTCCTGTTACAAAACTCATTTTATTTTAGTTTTAAGTTTATATTTTTTTCTTTGTTTGTATTTTCAATTTTGAACTATCAACACCTGAAATTGCTTTAACTTTAAAACCGTTTATAAATATATCTTCATTGTTTTGTGGACGTGAAGATGCATTTATATTCTTTGATTTATTAACTACTTCTTTTACGCCATCGGTTTTACCCTGTTCGTAAAAATGTCTAGCTATTGTGTCAGCATTTCTAGCAGCGTACATTGCTTTATGGTAGCCTTCATGATCTTTTATAGAACCATCTTCGTTCAAGAACTTCTGTACGAATGTTTTTAGTTCTGCTTGTTCTTTAGCTACTTCTTGTGCATTTTTGATAGAATACTTAAACTTTTTTTCTCCAAGGTTAAACTCAAAACCTTTGAAACCCTCAGAAAAATATTTATTAGTTCTATCAAGAAACTCTTTGTGTTGTTTCTCTGCTCGTTGCTTGTTCTCATTGTATCTATTGAAAAAGTCCATAGCTTTTTGTTGCTCTTGAGTAACACCAGGTCTCAACTTGATTTCCTGGTAATATTTACTTTTAGTTTGCTCTAAAAAGTTTTTGGCTTTAGCAATTTCTTCTTTATACGCAATTTTCTTTTTACGTATATCTCTTTCCTCATCCACTTCTTCATCATAAGAAAAATTATCTTTTATTAAAAAGTTTCTTTCTTCTAAATCAAGATGAGGTTTAGTAGTTTTATAATATTCATTAAGTAAAGCAGTGTCATCTATATTAGTATAATCTGTATTTAATCTAACATAGTCTTCTACAGTGCCACCTGTTTCATTCATAAACTCGACCAACTTTTCTATACCTTCTGGTAAGTTGTTATTTATTTCAGGTTGCTCTACTTGTTCTTGTGTTGTATTAATTTTTTCTTCTTCAGCTACAGTCTCTTCTTCTTTTATTTCTTGAATTACACTTTCTTCTTCGACTTCTGTTGTTTGCTGTTCTTCTTCTTGTTTATTTTCTACAACTTCTTCTACAATAGCTTCTTGAGTAGTTTCTTCTATTGTTTCAGATTTAATTTCTTCTTCTTTTGGTTCTTCTTTTTTAGCTAAATCAACCTTTAATACAGGCTCATCTTTAACTAATTTTCTAGGTCTACCTTTTTTCTTTTTAATTTTAAAGTCACCTTGTTCTAAAACACCATCAGGTGCTTCTTTTATTTCTTCTGACATAATATAATATAATAATTAATAATTAAGCAAGTGAATCTGGTGACACACCTGCATTTGCTTGTTGTTCAAAGTTTATTGGTAATAAATCGTTTTTTCTTTGATCTATTAATTCACTCTGTTGAGTTCCTTCTATTCTTATTCTTTTATCTTTTCGATCTTCTATCATTTGCTCTCTCATTCCTAATCTGTCTATTTCCATTTGTTTTAATTGACGATCATATTGGAATTGAGCTTCCATTAACTGCCTTTTAATCTGCGCTTCTTGTTGCATTTTATTTATAGAAAACTCAGATTTACCTTTTTCAATTTGTAACGTTGTTTCAGCTAAAGCTTGTTGCTTCTGCATTTCGGCTAAAGCAGATCTTTCACTTGCCTCTGCATTAGCATTAGCTTGTGCTTGAATATTAGCTTGTTGTGCGGCTTGATCTTGTTGTGCTTTCTTTTTTCTAAGTATTTTTAAAACTTGATTAGCTAGTTTTAAATTATTTATTTGTCTTATTTCTATAGCATCTTCAAGATTTATACTACTAGTTTTTAATGCTATTTGTATATTATTTTCTAATTGAGCTTTTTCTTCTTCATCAGGTATTAAATCTAAATATATACCAAACTCAAATAAATTCAATTTATACATATCTTCTAACGTGCCTACATTGTATGAACTTATACTAGATTTTAAAGCTTCTCTTGTTAAAGGATATTCTAACGCATCTGATATTCTAAGTGCTATATTTTCGCACGTTTTAGCAGTTAAATATAAACTAGCTTGAACAATGTGTTTCGTAGCAGTATTTGAGTTAGCAGCTGCTAATTTTTGTAAACCTACTAGTGAATTAGGATCAGGCGAGCTACCGTCTCTAGCTTCGTTTAAACCTGTAACGTCTCTCATCATTTGAAGATAATACTGATAAGTCTGTATTAAACTACTCATTTTTCCACCAGCAGAAGAAGTTTGAAGTTCTTGTATAGGCACTTTACCTGGGTTAGGCCCACCGTCTTGAGTCATTGATCTACCTAATATACTACCAGTTTGGAAATACATATTTAATGCTTCGGCTGGATTATAATTAGTTCCATTACCAAGATCTACTTCTGCTAATCCATCTACATCTAAAAACACACCATCAGGTACCATTCGAGATAACACTTGCTGCAACTTTAAATGAGTTAACTGTATCATATCTGCAAAACCTGTCATACGACTAACTAAACTTTCTATACGACCTTTATACATTTTAGGTGCACATATATTGTAGTTCATATTTACTTTAACTAAATTAGAAGTAGGTCTCGTCATGTTTTCAGCTAACTCCCATCTTAACATCATATCGTGTCCTAATATTTTAGCTCCATGATATAATACTTCTATAGATCTAGATATTCTTTCAAAGTTGTCGTTTTTAGGCGGATTAAAAGTGTCTGGTTTTTCTAACGCTTTTTCTAATCCAGTCGGCGTTTCTTTTATTTTAAATACTTGATTATGATAAGTTTTATACTCGTAATATAAAACAGGTATACTATTACCATCGTTTCTACCGTTGAATTGATAATTATAGCTTTTACTACCTGGGTATTTTTGTATAATTTCTAATTCTTCATCAGTTAGATTAGGAAACTCTTTTTTTATTTCACTTAAACTTATATATCTAACTTCACCAACGTACCATATGTCTTGAAAATTAGGATCTTGTGTGTATGAATAAACTAAATTCGCTGGGTCTACATATTTTATAGTAACTCCTTCTGATAGATTGAAGTCTGTTTTTACTGCTCCAATACCTAATACAACTAAATCTTCTGATACTCTTTTTCTAATTAATTCGTACTTGTTAAATTCTAGTGTATTATTTATTGCTTCCTCTTCTGCTATTTCTATAGACTGCTTGTATGTAAGCTGCATGTGAACGTCAAGCTCTTCTTTACTTTGAGGTAATTCTTCTGGATTTGCAGTTGAATACATATCCATGCCTGTTACATTTTTTATCTGATCTATAATTTTTTTACCTTGTATATCTCTTAATATAGCTTCAGCGTAATCAGTTCTTTGTTTTAACGACTCTGGATCTTGTGCAAAAGCTTTTATTTCGTAAAGTTTACTATCCATACCGTTAACAACAATATCTACGAATTTAGGTATAATAGGAACAGGCTTCCAATCAAGATTTAAATAGCTTAAGTCACCATTTATAGCTAATTCGTCTTTATATTTTTGTACACTTTGCTCTCCTCTAGCATATAACCTTAAATTTCTAAAATTATTATAATTAGTATTAAACCTACCTGAAACGCCTGTTCTAGTTCCACTAAACCAGTCACCTTCGATTGCTCTACCTACTTGTTTACCATATTCAATAGAATTTTTTACTTCATCAGGTACTACCTGATCAGGAAAAGAACTATCATTATAAGTTTTTATTTGCATTTATTTTATTATTTTAGATAAACTTCCTTCGTTGTTGTACGTTTTTATACCTAAGTTTATTTTAGATCTTCTTATTTCTGGATTTGGTCTATACTTG